GAAATCTTTCTGGCGGTGCTTTGAGCCAAGCTATTGTCATTAACTATGCTCTTATAAAAGGTGCATCTAGCTAATGGGAATGTTCGCATTTAGGCGAATGAAGGAAAGGGAGGCTGCCGCACAGGTGGCCTCTATTCCTGTTGAAGCTGCTAAGCCTAAACAAAAACGCAAGCGTAAACCTAAAGTAACTACTGATGGCGATAACAATTCATCACACGGCAGGAGCAGCTAACGCAAATAGTTACATCTCATTAGCAGAAGCAAATGAACTAATTGAAGGTTTTGTTGCTGATGATGATGTAATCGCTTGGGAAGCTGGATCAACAAGTGACGACTATAGAAATCGTGCTTTATATACAGCAGCACAAAGGATTGATCGTGAAAGATTTTTGGGTGCTAGAGCCACAGATACACAAGCAATGCAATGGCCTAGAACTGGAGTAAGAAAGCCTGATACTTATATCAATACTTATGCAACTGGTTTTCCTTTTCGTATTACAACTGATTATTTTACAGATACAGAAATACCAGATCAATTAAAGAAAGCACAAGCCGTTTTAGCTGCTTACTTGAATAACAATAAAGACGGTCTTGGACTTAGTGGATTAGAAGATTATAAAAACATCAAAGTTGGATCTTTGGATGCAACTCCTAATTCTTATGGTGCTGTTGGTGCTGATCGTGTACCACCAATGTTTGAAAGATACTTCACAGGCATTAGAATTAGTGGACCTGGAAACATCGCTGTTAAAAGAAGCTAATGGGAATGTCTTATCCTGCCGCACTCATCATCACAGACACAAACGCCCATACTGGGAGGTTTGGAAAAATTACTTGTTTAACAGATTCGACTGTTACTTTGGTTTCTCCAAATGTCACCAAGAATGGTTCTTCTACTGTTTCTGGAATTGATCTAAAAGCAAGCACAGAAATAGAAGGAGTTTTTACCAGCATTACTCAAACAAGTGCAGGATCAGTTATTGCTTATAGAATCTAATGCCAGTAAAACCTAAAGGCTTTAGAAAAGCAGCAAGCAAAGTCCTTAAGGCTGTAGGTGGTAATGTTACGATTCGTAAAGTTACAGGAAGTGCTTATAACACCACTACAGGTGCAATGGGAGAGACAACTGCAGACACAACTGTTAAAGGTTTTGTTGAAGGTGTTTCTAAAAGAGAAGTAGGAGAATTAATAAAAGCAACTGATAAACGGTTAACAATTGCTGCATCTGATTTAAGTTACACTCCAACAATTTCAGATCGAGTTGTTATTAGTTCTACAGTTCATCAAATTATTAGGATTGAGACAACAGAACAAGGTAATACTGCTATTAGTTATGAATTAATTCTGAGGTCGTAATGGCTAAAAAAATAATCCAAGTAAACCAAATTGATGACTATATACAAGATCAATGTGACAAGTTAATCAGAGTTGCAGTGATGGAGGCTGATTCAAAAGTAAAACAAGCAACCCCAGTTGATTCGGGAAGATTAATGAATAGTTGGCAAGTTGGTGAAAATAGTGCAAGAGGTGGAGCAGGTTTTGGACCCGTTACTAAATCAGTCCCTCCTGTTGATCGAATGAACTATACACTTGAAAGGTTTGGTCAGAATTACCATATACATACAAATTTGCCATACGCTGAACCAGTATTGACAGGGAACAATTTACCTAGTTCATGGCAAGACAGATGGAGAACTAAAGATAATAAATATCAAAAAAACTATATCCCTGTTCAAGTAGCAAAGGACATTCAAGGGATGATTAAAGTAAATGCAAGACGTATTGGTTTGTCGTCATGAGTAGCACGTTTAATGATGTTAGGGCAGCAATAGAAGGTCGGATTGCTACAGAAATGGCAGTAAGTCCTTCCTATCCTGTTAGCTATCCAAATGCTCCATTCACTCCACCAAACAACACTCCTTGGATTGCTGTTTCGTTGATTTTTGGAAATAATAATTATGCAACTTTAGAAGCACCTGCTACTGGTAAGTCATTCAACAGACAAACAGGGACTTTAACTATTGATGTTTTTACACCTGCTGGAGTAGGTGCTGGAGCTAATTACACAATTGCAGAACGTATAAAAGATAAGTTTGACAGAGCCAAATTTAGTAGTATTATCTTTGACCCTTCTCAAGGTCCAGCTACAATAAGACCAGCCGAGCAAGAAGCGTTTTTTCAAACGCAATTTTCGGCTACATTTGATGCATACTTAGACTAATTTAATCCAATGGCTGTCACTGTTTTATCAGGTACGTCTGGAGCCTTGTACTACAAACCTGCTGGTACAACAGGGACATTCTCTCCTTCAGACGTAACCATAGGAACTGAAACTATGGTTGTTCAATCTTACTTAAACCTCAAGGTAGGAGATCCAGTTAAGTTTAAAGTTGTTGATTCTTCTTCTGGAGGATCAGGAACTGGAACTTTACCTGCTGGTTTAACTGCTGGCACTGAGTATTTTGTTAAGACTTACACAGCAAGCACAGGAGCAATGACTGTATCAGCGACAAACGGCGGTTCTGCTGTGAACTTAACTGATGTTGGAACAGCCGCAGCACCTAATGAGTTTGAGGTTTATTACAGTGATTATGCTGCTATTGGACAAGTTCAATCTTGGTCTTTTGAAGTAACAAGAGCTGAGATTGACGTAACAACTATTGGTCAAACAGTAGGACAAACAGCACCATTTAAAGCTTATATTCCTGGTTTCGCTGATGGTTCAGGTAGTGCAAGTGTTTATGTTACAGATGAAGACGCTGCTTTATCTAACAGACTTGTAGAAGATGTTTTACAACGTCAGCAAGTAGGAGCTGCATTTAGGCTTTACACAGACAAGCAATCTTCTGAAGTTTTAAGTAGGTCTATTTCAATGGATGCTGCTTTACTTTCTGCAAGCTTCAACATTAACCCTGATGATGCTCAGATGGTAGAGATTTCATTCAGGCCAACAGGTGCTCCAGTATTTGATTTAAGTGCATCTGCTTAATAAATTAGTTATACCCTTATGCGTAGTTGCATAGGGGTTTTTTTATGCGTACAGTTATAAAGCAAACAGAATTACCCTTTATGCCTGCCGCCAAAACTAAGTTATCGGCTTTAGATCAATTAAAAAAAGCTGCTAATTTAACACCTACAAAGAAAACTGTTGAGTTGCAAACAGGAGGTGTCTTTGAATTTTGGTCAACTCCTTTAACAATGGCTGAAAATGAAAGAGCAAAACAAATTAATAAAGAAATGGGCAACGAAGGAGATTTAGATGCTTTTGCTTTGACTTTGTTTGTTCAAAAAGCAACAGATCAAAACGGAACAAAATTATTTAGAAATGGACAGATAGCTGAAATGAAAAACGAATTAAGGCATGCAGATTTGCAAGCTTTAATGCTTTCTGTTATTCAAGAAACACCTAACTCTACAGAAGAGAGGCAAGTCATTGACCCAAAATAATTAAAGCTCAACTAAAAAAAGATAATTGGTTGAGACTTCAGTTAGGGGTAGCAAAGGAATTAGGCTATACACTAAGGGAACTAAACGAAAAGATGAATGAATCAGAGCTTTTACTTTGGTCTGTTTATTTTGAATTATTGAATGATGAGCAAGAAGAATCTATGCGTAGTTCACGCTATCGTTAAACTATTAAAAAAGGTCGATTAAATGCCAGCAGTAGCAAATGTTGAAGTTGCCTTACTCACGAGTAAAGCACAAGCAAACGCCAAAGCTTTAAGAGCTGAAACTTTAAAACTTAATACTGGTTTAAAAAATACTGCTGTTAGTGCTGGTGTAGCTCAGAAAGGTGTATTGGGTTTAGGTGCAAGTTTAGCTAAGGTAATGGCTCCTATAGTTGCTGTTACTGCTGCAATTGGAACTGTAACTGGCAGTTTCAAAAGAATGGCTGACAGGGAAAAAGATATAAAAGTATTGAGGAATGGTTTAAAAGGATTAGTTACTGATAGTGAGTCAGCAGCAAAAGTTTTACAAAAAAGTGCTGACAGGTTAGGAAATACAACATTATTTAGTCAGGATCAATTTAATGAAGGTTTTAAATTACTAACCAGTTTTAGAAGTATTGCCGTTAGTTCTTATGACCGTATAGCTCAAGCGGCTGCTGACGTTGCAGAAGTTTCAGGGACAGATGTAAATCAGGCTTTCATGCAATTAGCAAAAGCAATTGATTTACCAGAAAAGAACTTAGCTAACTTGTCACGTTCAGGAATTATCTTTACTGACGCACAAAAAGATTTAATTATTGGATTAAAAGAATCTGGTGATGCGATGGGAGCACAAGCCAAGATATTAGAAATTATTGAAGGTCAGTATGCAGGAGCAGCAAAAGCAGCAGGAAGTGGATTTGCTGGTGCTTTAGATTTATTAGGTGAAAACTTTGCTGATTTTCAAGAAACTTTAGGGAAGGATTTAGCTCCTACTTTTGCACCGTTAATTGAAGGCTTAGCAAAAATAGTTGGTAGTGAAAAGTTTGTTGTTGCTTTAGGTAATGCCTTTAAAACTTTAATTTTCCCTTTGTCTGCTGCTGCAAAATTTATAGAAGGTTTAGGAGAAGGTTTAAAAGAATCTTTAGGACCAGAAAAGATAGAAGCAATTTCAAATGCTTTCATGGGATTCCATGATGCTGTATCAAGAGGTTTTGTTCTATTTGAAAAGTTTGCTGTAATTGTTGGAAAATTAGTTGGGAACTTACCTGCTATTTTTGCCCCTGCTGTTGAAAGTTTAAAAAATATTTGGATAGGAATTAGTGATGTTGCAACAGGAGCAGCAACAAAAATAGTTGACGTTTACACAGGTGTTTCAGATGCAATTAAAGGCATTGCGGAAGGTATTGGTGGTTTCTTCTCTAAAGCTTTTGATACGTTAAAAGAAAGAATTAATAGTTTTTATGAAAGCTTGCCTGATTGGATGAAAAAAGCTCTTGACTTTATGATGGGTAAAGCAAAAGCAGTAGCAAATGTTGTAGGTGAAAAAGTAGGTGGTGTTGTAGGAGGAGTTACTGATGCAGTTACGGGTGCTGCTGGAAATGTAAGAGATACAGTCACAAATACTTTTGACTCTGCTAAAGGACTTGTTATTGATACTGAAGCGTTAGACAAAGCATTATCAAGTGCCAATGTTGATGCTGCTCAAGCTATCTCTGAATATTTAGCCAACCCTGTAACTTCAGAAAACAGTTTGGATAAAATTACAGATAAACTTCCTAAGAATTTAGATAAAGGCAAGAAAGGTTTAGAAGATTGGAAAAAAACATTAGAGCAAGTAAAAACAACAATTGCTGAAGGATTACATGGAGCAATTATGGGATTAATAGATGGGACTAAATCTTTAGGTGAATCACTTGCTGGAATTGCTAAACAAATAGGAAGTATGTTTTTAAAGAAAGCCATCTTTTCAGGGTTTGGATTAACGGCTGCTGAAGGTGCTTATGTCTCTAATGGAATAAAACCATTCGCATCTGGAGGAATGGTCAGCAAGCCCACAATGGGACTCGTGGGAGAAGCTGGAGAGGATGAGTACATCATTCCAGCCTCTAAGATGGCTCAGTCAATGCAACGGTATTCAGCAGGTGCTAGGGGTGAATCTGTTATCCCTGGTACTGGTCAATCTTCATCAGGTGGTGGAGCTGATGCACAAACAACCGTAAATTATTCTGGCCCAATATTGAATTTTAACTCTGAAGAATTTGTTCCTAAATCTGCAATAGGTCAAATCATTAATAGTGCAGCTTCTAAAGGTGCAAAAGCTGGAGAATCTAGAGCAATGTCCACTCTGCGAAATAGCAGATCAGCTAGATCAAGGATAGGAATGTAATGTCAGTTGTTGCTTTAACTGCTTTTCTTACTGTTAAAAATGCAGATGGAACAGTACAACATAAATTTCAAAATGGTAGACATTCTCCTGTAGACGGACATGATTATTTGTCGTTCCTTTATCAAGGTGCAGCAATGAATAGATCAGGGGATAACTTAGAGGCTTCTCTTGTTCTTGCTAATAACTTATTAAGCATGAACCATGTAAAAGAATTTGTAGATAACAAGTATTTGATAGAAGTAGAAACCTTTTTAATGACATCAGATTTTAATAAAGATACTGTTGCTGCTAATGGAGGAAAGATAAGCGGTGAAAGTTGGTTAGCTGCTGGAATGGGTTATGACGCTCAATCCATAGAGTTAATTTTATCTAGTGCTATAGATGCTGTTGGTGCAAATGCTCCACAGCAAACGTTAACAACTGCAAGATGTTCTCATCTTCCTTTAACTGGTACTTTGCAAAATCTTTGAAGCCTTACAAATTAATAGGTCTTGAATATCGCTTAGGTTCTGATCCTGCTATACATGGCACTGGAGACTGCCTTTCTTTGGTTCGTACAGTATTGGGTCACTATGGTTTTACTGTTCCTCAAGGAGAGCGTGATTGGTATCGAAGATTAAAAAGAAAAGACTATAGTATCTTTTTTGAAGAATTAAATAGGTGGGGA